TCAAACATGAAAGTATTGAATTTTGATGAAGCCGTTAAAGGAACTGATTCTGAATATATCAAAGGTATCAATCGTGTAACATCGGCTGGTTATCCTTGGTGTCATGAAAAATCAAAAGGTAAGACTCTCTGGTTTGGCAATCTTGAGTGGGATCTTTATGGAGAGAAAGCTCAAAAAGTGCGAAGAATTGTCACTAAACAAGTTGAAGAAATGAAACTTGGCCTTGTACAACCTTACATCTTTGTTGACACTCTTAAAGATGAAACATTGCCAAAAATGAAAGTTGAAATTGGAAAGACAAGAGTTTTTGCTGCTGCTCCAATGGATTTTGTCATTGCATTCCGTATGTACTTTATTTCCTTCATTGCTTTCCTTATGGAAAAACGCATTGATACTGAAAGTGCTGTTGGTATTCGTTGTCAATCTCTTGAATGGGACAAGCTTGCAAAACATCTTTTGAAGTATGGAGATAATCATGTTGCTGGAGATTTTAGTAATTATGATGGCACACTTCACCCAGATATCTTGTGGCAAATTTTGGAAGTGATAGAAGATTATTATCGTCAATCCCCAACATATGCTAAAGAAGATGCTGTGGTACGTAAATGTTTATGGGAAAGTGTTGTTAATTCCTATCACATTTGTGGCAAAAGATTGTACAAACTCAACCATTCACAACCATCAGGAAATCCAGCAACTGCTATCTTGAACAGCATGTACAATTCAATTGCATGTCGAGTTACATTTTATGCAGAACGACCAGGCAATGAAGAGTTCAATGACTATGTTTCTATGATTGCTTACGGAGATGATAATCTTTTGAATATTTCATCACGAGTTTCAACATGGTACAACCAAGAATCAATGACCCGAGCTTTTGCAACTTTTGGAATGGTTTACACTGATGAAGAAAAGACTGGAACAATGACTGGATTTAAGCAATTGGACAAGTGTTATTTCTTGAAACGTGGATTTGCATTTGATTCTGATAACCGAATTTGGATGGCACCTCTTAAGATTCCATCTATTCTTGAATGCTTCAACTGGATTCATGGTAATACATATGAAGAAACAGTAATCGAACAAAATGCTCGTGCTGCTTTTGCTGAATTGGCATTACATGATATTGAAACATTTGAGAATTATACTCGAAGAATCAAGACAGTCTGTGCAAATGAATATGAGCTCACACTTGTTAATCAGGAATATCATGATTACCGATTGATGGTGAGAGATAACACTCTTCTGACAAACTTGCCAGAACTCAATTGGGCCTAATTTGACCCCCGCCCGAAGGCATTAAACTACAAGTCAAACGAATCAATAGACTGTCCATTAAGTTGGGAAACTGAGTGCCTATTTAGGATACCACACTCGTGAGCAATCCTCTAAACAAGGTTGATTCAATCCTACAAGCTATAGGCTGAGCGACATAGGATGTAAATAAAGCCTGCAAACAC